CCTCGGATGACGCCGCCAGTGCGCGCATACACGATAACGGGGGGATTTTTACACGATAACCTGCGGAGACGAAAAAAGGGCTACCAAACAAAAAGTCGCCATCAGTTGACTTTTATTTTTGAAAATGGCTTTTCAAGGTCTCCTTTTTATTTTCACCAGGCGCGCAGCGCCGCCCGATAGTGCGTTTCGTACGCTTCACCGGCCCATTCACGGGCCGCGCTGAAAAACTCCCTCGACGCCGCAGCGAAGGCGGGATTCGATGATATTGCCCCCGGCTGAACCTTTTCATAGGCGAACACCGGCGCATAAACGAATCTCAGACCGGCGCGCATCATCCCCAACCAAAACCACGATCCCTGCCGACAAGAGCGTGATTCGTCCCAGCGCAGTCCAGCGCGACTCAGGGACTCAACCCTCGCGGCCCAACACCAGGGCGTAACGCCGCGAAAAAGGGCCTCAATCGGATCGGCTCCGAGCCGCACCTCGTCGCCGTACCTCAAATAGTCCCAATAAACGACATCCGCATCCGGCGGCGGCTCAACATACCGCAGGCACACATCGTCATCGTCGCCGTAGCGCAAAAATTCGGCGCCCCGGCGGGTCGCCTCATCGAGCAGCCAGTTCCGCGCCGCTTGCGGACCTTCGCCCGCATCCAGCCGGACAACAACCTCATGCCTCCGATTTGCCGACGCGACGGCGCGTTCCAGCGTGGAGCGCCCCATGCTCGGGATTGCATAGACGAACATCACGATCCTCCTCCGAAACTTGGCAGATTGAATACGACGGTCGGGCCGCGAAATCCATCGCCAGTGATCGCCCGCACCTGATACGTGCCGCCCTCGGAAAACGTAAAAATCACCGGATTGTCAAAGCTCGGCACCGTCTGCCCGCCGCTGAAAGAGCCTTCCGGCCCGAATTGAATCGCGAGCGTGCTCTGACCGGCGTACAGCACTGTAAAAGTGCACTGCCCTTGAACGGATTCGCTGATTTCGATCCGGGAAATCTGCGGTATGAAAAATTCCGTCTCTGAACCGCCGCCACCGCCGCCGCCGCCGCCGCCGCCACCGCCGCCCTCATCCAATATCCAATCAGTACCGTCGTAATAGCGGACTCCGCCAGTGGGAATCATCCGAGCTTGCATCCCCGGCACAGGACCATAAAAACGCCATACGCCGTCGAGCCGATAGGCGACGTTCTTGTCCTGCGAGAGCCAATCTCCAGTTCCGGCAGGCGCGACAATATAGCAGTCGCCGTCAATCGCGGTTTCCGGCGGCGAGGATTGATAACCTTTGACGCCCAAATGGAACAGGGCGTCGAAATATCTCGCCCGATCATTGTAGGGGAGGTGCCAAAACCGCTCGCCAAAAGCGATTTCAGGCATGTGGTGACGGGGCAGACTTCTCATCGCGCTATGCTCCAAACGGCGAATTTACACCGCCGCCAAAACCGGCGCTGAACGAAAAAGTCCGCACCGGCACGCTCCAATCAAAATTGTCGAACGAGGTCTGACGCCACTCAGCGTCGCCGTCGAACTTGCATAGGACCAGCGTATCAGTGCGGTAGTCGCGCAGGTAAAACGACAGGGCCGGGTGATGCCAGGCGTGAAAATCGGCCAGAGCGGAAATCTCTTCCGCCGTCGCATTGTTTCCCGATAAGCCGAATCTCAAATACGCCCCGCTGCCGGGCGCGGCCACCCGCCCGCCGCCTTGCAGGGCATTTACGCGCGACTCCTTCGCCGCGGCGCTGGCCGTCCCGTACGACGGCACGAGCGGAAACAAGCCAACCACCTCAATTTCGACATCAACCTGCTGTCCGCCTGCAATATTGACCACCCGCAACGTATCGGCGCCAGTGCGGTTCGGCGACGAATAGACGGCGGTCTCATTGCCGTCGTCGGTGATCGTGCCATGGCCGCGCGCCAGGGACCAGCCGGTCGGCGCAGCGGGCGAGACGACGAACTCCTGCGTCTCGCCGCCAATCAGTGCGATTGTTCCGTTCGGTGTTAATTCCATGCTAACTCAACAGTGGCTGCTCAATCGTGGCCGTGCCATCGCCAATGACGCGCGGCTGGCCCGGCAGGTGACGATACTCCGTCCGCACAAACACATCATAAATCCCAAATCCGACTGCCGGATTTCCACCCGCTCCGTCCAGCACCGCCCCCTGGTCGGCGGCCGTCAGGTGGCTAATTTGCCCCAAGGCCAGTCCATCCTCGAAATCAGGATGATCGATATAAACGACAATCGCAATCGAGGGAGAGATAGGGATCGGGAACGTCGGGACGTGAATTTGGAACTGACAGGTGACGGGGCCCGGCAGCCCGATCAACGCCCCGGAAGCTTCATACGAAAACGCCACGAGATCGCCGGCCGGCAAATCCAAGATCGCCGCGCCGGAAAAGCCCAACGCCTCGGCGAATGGCGAGACGGCGCGCGGGGGCCCAGACCACACGTTGCGGACGGCATAGTGATACCGCTCCGAGGGCCGCAGACCGGTGTCGTCATACGTCGTCGCGTCACCGGCGAGGCTCGCGATCCGTCGCCCATTGCGCCAGACCTCGACGCCGGTGTTGTTCATGGCGACGCGCTCCCAATTGAGCGTTGCGCCCGAACCTGCCACAGGCGCAACCGTCAGGTTTCGGGGCGCCAACCAACCCGCGCTTTCAACTGACACCTCATCGTAGGCGTCGCTGTACGCATCCGGGTTCCACGGCGCGCAGAGCATCGAGATCGCGTTTTCCTCCTTACTCCATTCCGCCACCTCGCACAACTGCCGCTCGACTTGGAGCGGCGCAAACGAGACTTCAACCAGATCGCCGCGCGCCACATGCAGACCTTCGCCAGTGACGGAGAATTGATAGCCGACGGTCGCTTGCGCCTGCTGCAAACGGGCATTAAGGATGCGATTCGCCTGCCCCAGTGGCAGGACTCCCAGTGCGGGCGACTGCTCCTCGATCACGGCGTCCGCCTCCAGCAGCAATTGCGACTGCTCAACGTAGATATTTTTTTCTCCCGCTTCCACGCCGTACTCTCGGAACGTCGTGGCAATCGTGTTCGGGGTCTGGTTTCGTAACTTGACGCGCCGAAAGCTCCCCTGCAAAACATTTGCGCCCGTATCATCGAAGTAAAAATGCTTTGTCGCGGCGTCCCGGTTCGGCAGCAGCCAGCGAATCTTGCTCCCGTCATCCTGCCACGAGGTTGCGGATGTGTAGGCGATATAGTCGAGAGCCGCCGCCAAATCCAGCCGGTCAAATACCGGGTTTGAGCGGAATCGCGGATTCCCGTTCGCCAGCGTTTCGGCCGCCCAATCGCGAAAGGCGAGCAAGCTCGGCCAGTCCACGCGCTCACGCCAATAATCAGGCTCTTCCGGATACGACAGGTATCGCCGGAGCAGATCGGCGGCATGCAGCGCCGGATTTTCGCCGTAGGCGAAGCTGCCCGACAGATCGTCGCCGTCTTCATCGTAGTCCCATACCTTCAGCCCTCTGAACAACCCGATCAACTTCCCCGGTGTGTTGTCCACTTTGATTGTGGTTTCGGGGATTCGCGCCTCGACATATGCTACTTCGCTGAAGTTGAACGGCACGTCATCGGGAAAAAATTCCGGTGGCGTCTGCACTGGATCAGAAAGGCTTGAGGCGCGCTTGCCGGGACGGAATCGCCAGTCGGCGGACGGCAGCGTCAAGCCGGCATAGGTCAAATCCAAACATGCATCCCACTCCCCCACGCCGAGCAAATGGAGCACGAAATAATTACCGTCCTCAAACCGCTTCAGCACGAATTGCCCGGTTGCATAGTGCCTGCCGTAGGCCACCGGTAATCGTCCGCGAAACTGGTCCTTGCCGACCTGCACAGCCATCAGAGAGCCACCAAATCCAGCGATGGTTGAACGCGCTGCACGCCGCCACCGCCGAGCGTCGTGCCTCTCACCTCGTCATTTTGCACGGCGGCCGGAACGCCGCCGCCATCTTGCGGCGCGCTCCCGCCGACTTCGGGAGTGTACACGGCGCCGCCAAATCGGTGCGTATTCTCGCGCCCTTCGCACCCGCCGCCGCCGAGCAGACGCTTATTGCACGCCGGTAGAGCGCCCGTATATCCGCATTCCGCTCCCTTGTAGGGCCACCCGCACCTGAGCGAAATCACGCGTCCGACCACGCCGCGCCGCGCCGACAGATCGGAGATCACTTCCATCTCGATTTCGGAATCCGCTTCCGCCACATCGCCAATCTCGCCCCTGAGCAGCGTCAGGTGATCAATCAAAATCAATCGTTCATCAAACCAGGCCTCCCCAATGGTAACGGGTACGCGCTGAAAGTTGCGCTGCAAGCGAAATATTTGCTGGCTCAACGCCAAATCGGCATTGGCGAGCGTCACGGCCGCGCGGTCGGCCGCGCGCCCTTGCGACGCCCGGATCGCTCCCACCTTTACGATTCGCCCCTCCCATTCCTGGCCACCGAACCAAATCGTCTCACCCGCGAAAAATCGGACGCCATCAGGAAACGCCACGCGCGCCGTAGCGACCGCATAGCCGCCCCCGTCGCGCAGCAATCGTGCCAATTCAGTTGAAATCGTGCGCGGCATCAGCCTTTCCTCACATTCGCCTGGACGGCGGCGGTCACGGCGCGCCCGCCGCGCTCCGTGCGAACGCCCTTCACCACGACCTCGGACGGCTCAACATTGCATTGCAAATAGACGTTGACGGTGATGGGTTCCGCACCGGACGCCGCAGGCGCGGACGGCTGCGCAATCAACCCCCCATCGGCGAAACCAGGCACGCCTGCGCGCCGCATCGCCGGAGCGCCACCCAACGCGGCAATCTGCGGCGGATTGAGCACCGCTTCATTGCCCGATAGCCGCACGAGTCCGCCCGGCGCGAGGCCGAGCAGGTCGTCGGCGGGCCATCCGCGTCCGCCGCGCAGCAACCCCCGGAACGGCGACATGCTGCCACCCTCGCCAAATCGCGGGAATCGCATCACGGCATCAATCAGGCCGCCATTCGCGAATTCCGTCGCGCTCTGCAAGACCGTGAATCGCTCCTGCTCGGCTTTCCGTTTGCCCGCCTCCGCTTTGATCGTGTCGAGCAGTTTTTTGAGATCAGGGATGTAGTCCCTGAAAGCGTTTTCGCGAACCTTGCGGGTCTTAATTGCCGAAAACGCTTTTTCCGCTTCATCGAACACTTGCCTGGACTGCGCAATCGCCGAATCGCCGTCGAGTTGCCGCGATCTCAATTGCGCCAGTATCTCATCGAGGCGTTTGGTGGCATCAATTTGGATATTGTTGCGCGACTTCTCATCGGCTTTTCGCTGCCGGGCGCGCCCAAAGAGAAATCCGCCTGCGAGCAAACCGACGCCGGCCACCGCCGTGAACGGATTGCTTAAGAGCCCGGCGACCGCGCCGCTTCCGAGCAATCCCGCCGAGGCCGCGCCGAATCCACCCAACGCCAATCCGCCGAATTGCCCCAGCGTGCCGCCGATCCGCTGACCAATCGCCCCGCCAAGCAAGGGAGCGAGTCCGCCGACAACACCGCCGAAGCCGCCCAACGCGCCCGCCGCACCGCCGGCGCCGGGCAACGCGGACACGTCAAATCCGGCGCGACTGAGCGCCGCGAAATCAAATCCGCCGCGCGAAGCACCGCCCCCAAACAGTCCGCCAAGCAGTCCGCCGCGCGAACCGCCCCCGCCGCCAAAAATCCCGCTCAACAATCCCGCCTGCTGCGTCTGCTGCGTCAGCGTGCCGCCGCCGCCCAAATTGATTTGTCCGCCTGCGAAGCCCGGCACGCTGAATCCGCCGCCCTGTCCGCCGCCGCCGAACAATCCGCGAAACAATGCGCCAATCCCGCCGCCGCCCGTCGCCGCGCCCGGCGCGCCGGGCTGTCCGCCTCCGCGCCCGAACAATTGGTTGATCGCCTGTGAAAGAGAGCCTGTCAAAAGCTCTTTCGCTAATCCCTTGAATATGGAGAGCGCGCCCTGACCCAAACTCTTCAACGCCGCCATCGGACGGAGATTCAACGCCTCATCCATTGCGTCGCCCAAAATCCGATTGATGGATTCGGCCATTTGATTGGCGCGGCGGTCGTTTTCGCCCTTAACCTCTGGCGGAATCACGAGTCGCTTCCGCCATTCCGCTTGGCTGGTCGCATCAAATCCGGCGTTGGCTTTCTCAAGCGAGCGACCGATTTCGAGATTGCGCAATCCCGCTTGCGCCGCGTCAAACGCCGCCGCACCGCGCGTCAGGCCCGATTCATTCAGTCCGCCGGAAATGCGCGAGTCGGACGCCGCGATTTGGTCAGGGCGGCGTTCCGAATCAATCCGCTCAAAAACTCTTTGCTGAATGTCGAGCGTGCGCCGGGCCTCATCGTTCGCCGCCAACTTCGGATCGTAGAAAGGATCGCGCAAATCTCCCGTGTATCGCTTGGAATGGGGAATGCGCGCCTCTTCATCCGCAATTCGCTTCAGCGAAGCCGCCGCCGCTTCAGCTTGCGATTTAAGCCGCTCAATCTCTTGACTGGCGGCGGTCGTGGACGCCGCGCTTTGATCGGCGGCCGCTTTTTGTTTTTGCAACGACTCCTCGGCCGCACGCAGCATAAATTCCATAGAGCGTTCGGGCTGTTTGTAACCGGCGCCTGGAAACGATGCGTACGTTTTTCGCGATGCGAAAAATCCACCCTTGAAATCCCCTTTTAATACGTTGTCCAAACCGCCATCTTTGAATAATAAATACGCCGCCATAGCGTCCTGGGTTTTTGGGTCGAACCCAGTCAAGCCGGTTTGACGTGAAACATCATTGTAGGTGCCAATTTGAATTTGGTAGCGTCCGCTCGCGCTCTGTGTCCTCCCTTGGTATTTGGCCCCGGCAAACCCTGGATGCTTGGAATAATCAAAAAATTGTCCCCCGCCGAAGAGGGTATTGTATCCGCTGTTTGCTCGTTGGGCTGTTGATTCCGCTTTCGCCGTCGCATCCAAGAAACTCCGGACGTTCGGCACATCCACCAGATCGCGGAGCAGTTTTTGCACGCCTTCCTTGTCGCCGTTCTTCAGTCCGAGCTTCAGCCCCTCAATTATGTCATCGCCAATTTCGGCAAAAACTTTTGATGGCGAGTTCCGACCCAGCTTGCGGTTCGTCGCTTGGATGAACTCTTCCAAGACGCCGACAATTGCACTTTTGACCTTTTCGGTTCCACCAACTACCCCATTGAAAAATCCATCCATGACGTCGGCGCCAACGTCCATGAACTTCGCAACGTAGGCGCCAGACGGGAGCGAATTGACAATCTCATCAATTGACGTAATTGCGATCTCAGTAGTTTTGCCGACGGCATTCAAGATTGCCGTCCCGCCCGGGCCATCCACTGCGGCTTGCGCTTTGTCCAGCGTGCCGAGAAAAGTCCCGTAGCCCTGCTGCGTCGCCGCACCCAACTTTTGATTGATACTGTCCTTTATATTGGAGGACTTGCCTTCGATGGTTTCGCGCGCGATGCGCTGGCTCAACCCGGCGTAACGCTTCTCAAACCCGGCGATGAGGGCATTCGCCGCCTGCTCGCCGGAGATGCGACCATCTTCAATCAGTTTGCGCAACTCGCTTTGCCCGATGCCCGACACATCCGACAGTATCTGGATTGCGGGAATTCCCACATCCCGCAATTGGTTGAGTTCCTCAGTGCTTAGCTTCGCACTTGCCTGGATCTGCCCCAACGCCCGCACGACCGAGCCAAGCCGTTCGGGAAGGGACTTTGACGGGTCGCCCGCCGCCGCCGCATCGCCCAACGCTTTTAACTTGGGAATGAGCCCATCCACCTTCACGCCGTAATTGATCAACTGCTGTCCGGCGGAAATGACTTCCGGCAGTTCAAACGGCGTGGAGACTGAGAATTTTTTCAAATCGTCGAGAGCCTTCGCCGCCTTCTCCTGACTGCCCAGGAGGACTTCAAATGCGATGCGCGATTTCGTCGAGAACTCATTGAAATTGATACCGGCCGTGACCGCCGCCTGTCCGAGATCAAGCAGTTTCCCAATCCCGGCCGTGAGGATGTTTCCGCCCGCCGTCCCCAGCGCGCCCACGCCCACCGAGAACCCGCGCCCGGCGGACGACAGGGCGTTGCCGAGCGTCCCGACCTTTTTTTCAATCCGATCCAGGCTCGCTTCCGCCGCCCGCGTATTGAGTCCCAGCGGTCGCGCCGCCGCCGCCGCGACCCGCTGAAACGCCGTCTCGCCTGCGCGCTGAATCCGCCCGAACAATCCGCCCGCCGTGGTCGCCGACTGCGTCAGCGCCCGATCCGCGGCCGCCAAACGCGCCCGCTGACTCGCCGCCATCGCCGAGTCCGACCGCGCGAAAGCCCTTTCAATTTCGCGCGCGGCGCGGTCTGAGAGCGAGACGATCCGGCGCGAACCGGTGTCAAAGTCCCCTTCGGTCAGACCAATTTTGATTTCAAGATCGGCAGTGCTCATTGTTTTGTTTGCGCTTCCGCGCGCTTCCGCGCCCGCCGCCGCACCTCATCCATCGCCCGTCCGTAGGCTTTCAGGCTCGCCCATTCCGCCGCCGTCAACCCATCCGGGTATTGAAACGTCGCCCCGCATCGCCGCAGTTCGTCGAGATCCATCGCCCGGTCCATCCATGTGCGAAGCTCCGGCGGCGCCGGCTCTTTCGTTCCGAGCATGGGGCAACTGCCGCACACTCGCTGAATGTCCGCGCGCTCAGTCGCCCTCCGCTTGACCAGGCGTTCGCAGGCGGCTTCGCCGGGGCAGCGCCGCCCGTCCGCCTGCGCGAGCGAATCGAGTTCGGTCGTCAGGCGTTCGGTCAGCGCGGCGGTCAGTCCAAGAGGGCGTCATCAAACGCGCCAAAAAGCTCTTGAACGATCAAACATTTCAAATAGGCGTCGCTCAGGGACGATTCAAGGACCAGCCGATCAAACAATTCGACAAGGACGCGCGGCTGGCGCTCCACGGTCACAATCGCGTCGCGGCCGTCTTTGCGCCGGACAACAGTCGCTTGGGCAAACTTTCGGTAATCAGCCTCCCCTGGCCGATGAAAATTCAGACGCTCTTCACCGGCGGCATGCCGGATGGATACCGCAATCGTCTTTTGAAATAGAGAAAACCCGCCCTCGACGGCAATATCCACATCGTAAAGCTTATTGATCGCCGCTTCCTTGTGCCGGACTGGAATGAGCGGCAGCAATTCCGCCGCGCGGTCGGCGTCGCTCATTTCCACGGGAGCGGTCAGATCATAGCCCTCCAGCGCCATAATCAGGCGATCATAGAGCATGATCGCGCCGCCAAGACCGTCATTCAGATTCTCGCGCGAGCCGTCAGGCAGGGTCTTGATCCGGGCCGCTGTCACGCGTTCCAGAGCCTCGACCTCCGGCAACGTCGCTTGTCGAAAGTGGTGCAGGGATTTCCCGACGTGAATCGCGCGTCTTTGTTCGTTTTGCATGGGAAACTTTGACTCCTGTAGTGCGCCCGGCGAGCGCATCGGCGAGCGAGCGCCCATCGGGCAAAGTAATTTTGGTTAGATCGTCGCCGCGCAAAATGGCGGCGCGTTCCAGGGCTGAAAGCTCTTCGGCGGTCATTTTTTTCTCCGCAATTCGGACACGGAAAGAGCCAATATCGCCCGTAACGTGTTCATTCCAGGAAAAGCCGGGTCCGAAAGCCTCTCCGTTTTTCGGACATTAAAGGACATTAAACGAGCGTGTCCGCCGCCGTCCGAATTCGCCAATTGACGTAGTTCTGCCCCTCGGCCTGGAAGGGCATGAGCATCAGGCGGCGGCGCAGCGGCTGCCCGTTTTCGCGCGTCGCCTCAAACGCGACGCAGCGCGGATATCCCCACTCGTATTCGTGGTAGTAATCCGTCCCGCTGAAATTGCCGATCTTCGGGCCCCGCGCGCGATAGCGAAATCCGGTGATGTCGGTATTGTTTCGCATCGCGTCGTATTCCACCGTGTTTTCATCGAGAGCCAGCGTCAAGAGAACTTCGCATTTCCGATCCCCGCGCTGCAATCGCCCCTGATAGGCGCCCTTTGAATAATCGCCCGCCACCAGCGCCGGATCGCCCGGCCGCCGATCCGATTCAATCAATTGATTGTTGAGGTTTAGGCTTAGATTGACCACGCGGCTGCTCACGTTCAAGAGCGACCCATTGTTGAACTCAAGCAGCACGTCCGGCCCGAAGACGTAGTTCTCCGGCGTCGGCGTCGGCAGCGTCAGGCTCGGCGAAATCGTTGAAATTTTCGTGTGCCGTCCGGTCCCTGCCATATCCGCCGTGAACCGGGGTGCGTTCCCGCCTTCCTGGGTGATGGAAAAGCCGCCGACGACCACGCCCGACATTCCCCAATCTTCGCCGCCGACCTTCATATAGATCGTGCTGCCCGGCAGTTGCCGCCCGTCGGCTTTCGTTTGAAGCGTGAACTCGTGGTCCCAAACCTCATCCGTCACCACCTCGGTCGTCGTCACCGCGCCGCCCGCCGCCCGCCGCGTCAGGATCGCCGCAATGCCGGTGTTGAGTTCGTCGGCGATTGACCCCTTGATCAATTCCCAGTACTCATTGCGCACGCGGCGCGCGAACTCATTGCCGTTGCCGAGCTTGCCCTCATCGGTGATCTTGCCAATCTTCGGACTCGCAAACCCTTCGCTCGTCGTGACAAATCCCAGCAGATTCGCTGCGGTCGTCACCGGCGTCCCAAATGGACTTTCAATCGTTTTGGAAATCGCCATCTCAACATCCAGCGCGCTAAACTCAGCCATTCTCGCCTCTCTCTCAAAATTCCAGTGTTGTGACCGTCACGGCGCCGCGCGCGGCATGCGCCAGTTGCATGCCGAATTGCGTGACGCCCAATTTCCCGAACGTGAGGGTTGAAACCTCGCGCAGCGAATTGTCGCTCACGCCCAAACGCACATCGGCGTTGACGGCGCGCGCCACCGCCATGCACTCCTCATTCCAGGTGCGCGCACTGTTCGCCTGCGCCGTGCCGCTTTCGTAAAAGCGAAATCCCTGAATCACGAACCGCAGCCGATATTCGCGCCGATTGGCGATCCGCCCGATTTCGGGAATCCCCTCCAACTCGACCATCCAGCAGTGAATGCGGCTCGCGTCGGCGGGCGAGCGCAGCAGCGCGCCCCATTGCTCCTCCTCGACCGCTTGAATCCAACGCTCGGATACAAGCGCGGTCGGCGCCGCCGTGCGGATGATTGCCGCCAAACGTTCGCGGATTTCAAATTCGTTAATCATAGCGTCTTTGAGACCAATTGAATCGCCCGCCGCATTGCAGGCAAGACAAAGTCCGTCGCCGGTTTGATGAATGGGCGCGTCGGTTCCAGGATGAGCGCGTAATCCGTCAGCGGAATGATCTGCGTCAGTCCGCCCTCTCGCTCCTCGATTTGGCTGATGGTCGCGGCCAGGTTCGCGCTGTCTCGCGCCGGAGCTTCGCCCGGCGCCGACGCTCGATGAAAAGTGTAGCCGACAACGAAACGCCGTCCGCCCTTCTTGTCCTTGAGGCGTGAGCGCCGCAGCCCCAACTCGGCCGCCGCCGCTTCCGCGCGCTTGCCTTGCGCCTTGATGGATCGGCGGCGATACGTGCGACCGCTCTTCGGGCCGCTCATCGCGTCAATCATGTGCGCCGCGATGTCCTGCGCGCCTTTGCGCACAATCCTCACCAGGATCGGCTTGAATCGCTCCATTTTGCGCGCCGTATTGTTGATGATCGTGACTTGCATCAGGGGATCGCCTCGACAGGGTGGAGCGTCAGCCGCCAAACTTTTCCGTCGTCAACGGAGCGGATTGACTCTTTGATTTGGTATCGCCAGCCGCTCATTGCCACATGGGTCGCGGTTTCGATCTGGGTCGCGGTGGCCGCCAACCCTTCAATCAATTCCAGCGTGAATTTTGAATCGTCGGCGAACGCTTCCAACGATTTCGGGTTCGACACCACGAAATGCGTTCCGGGAGTCACAATCTGCGCATAGCCCGTCGCCAGGTCGTACCGCTCCAGCGCAAACGAGAGCGTTGGATGCAGCGTCCGCCGCAGCGCCTCAAATCCATTCGCCAATGCCTGTCCGTATGCGCTCACAGAAATCTCCGTCCGTAGCCCGGCGTAAATTCATCGCTCAGTATCAATCCGCTGCCGATTCCGTCGCCGAAGAAATCGCGCCCGTCCCATTCGGCTGATTGCTCGCGAAAGCGCGCCGCCTGGTCCAAAATTTGTTTGTGCGGCTGACTCAATTTCAGCGACTTGTCGCCCGCCGAAAGATCAAACTGGGACATCACGGTGGCCGCCTGCGCTTCCAGTGCGTCCGCCGCCGCCGCCGCCAAATCAAACAATTTGCCAATTAAAACGACGGTCGCGCCGCTGGCCAGCGAGGCGACAATCCACTCGCCGCGTTCCGGGAAAGATTCGGCGACTGAAAGCGCGGCGCCGGCCGTGAAGAGCGCCGCATCCGCCTCCCAGTCACCGCAAGGTGCGCGGAGTGCGACCCTTCCGTCGGGTCGTCGCGTCGCCGTCAGCGTCAGATCGTCGGTCGTCGCCGACCGGCGATCCAAGAATGCCTCCAACGCCTCGTCCGTCCACGTCGGCGGCGTCGCTACGTCCCCGATCATCGTCCGCAGTTTCGCAATCAGGGTTGTCATCGTCGCTCGCGTCGCCATCGCATTCCTCCGGCGCCGGCAATCCCTGCGCCGCAAACCAGGCGGCGATTTCGTCGCCAGTGGCGTCGCGCCAGCCCTCGCGTTTCAGTTGCCCGATGGAATGTTCCGAGACGGCCGTCGTCCGGCCGTCGGAACTGGTCATAATCGCCATAGTTAGGTATTGAGCACCACCGCCGCCCCGTTGCGCAGGCGGGAAAATCCATAGAGGCAGTCAAACCCGATGCGGTGGCCGCGCGCGGTGATGTCATAAGTGTGCAGAACGCGAATTGTCAGCCCGCTCTGAACGTCCAGCATGTCCATCGCCGTCGTGCCGTTGCCGGTCTCAATGGGCAGGTAGGGCCGCATCACCAAAATCATCGCCTCCGGCCCGACCGCCAATCCGATGTTGCAGGGCGTCGTCGTGATGGTGGACGCGCCGCCCGTCAAACCGACATTCGTCGCCGTGACATCCAAATTGCTGCCGGCCAGCACGCCAATCGGCCGCACCGTGTACGGGCCGCCATTCGCCCCCGTCACCGAGATATTGCCCGTTCCAACGCCCGTCAGAGCCGCCAGCGTCGTTTGAATTGACGCCGCCGTGAGTGAAGCTGAATAGGTGATGTTCCCGCTGGTCACGGGGACAATGACATCTTTTGAATCAAGCGAGGGAATCGTGATCGTGAACGTCCCGCCCGTCGCGTCAATTGCGAAACGCGCACCGCGCGGCGTCAGTTGCGAGGGGAACAGCATGAATCCGTCGAGCATCCCAATTGCGCCCTGGCTCACCGCCTCCGGCCGGGAATTGGCAAAATAGTTTGAGAGGTTGGAATCGTTTTTGAGCGCCTCTTCATCCGCGGTCGGCATTACGATGGCGCGCCCGGCGCGCGGAATCCGGTTGTCGGTCAACTTGCGTCCCGCCGCCCGGATGGTCGTGGCCGTCAACGCCGTCCCAAACGTCCCGACGCTTGCCGGATATCCGGTGTAAAGCGAAAACAAATCGCTCTCGATTTGCTCGGCAATCGCCATGACCGCCGAGTTCACATATCTCTCCATCAATTCGGTTTGGCTCTGAGCCCGCGCAATATCATCAATGATGAAATCAACTGAGCGCGCTTCCTTGATCTCGACGCGCACTTTCGAGCCGCCCGCAGGGTCCTGCGGCGTCGCATTCCCGTTTGTGCGCTGCGCCTTAAATGTGCCGGGATAGCCAATCGTCAGGGCCTCACCGACCTTACTCGGCGTGAAATCGGTGTCCTTGGAGGCCAACCGCGCCAGCGTGATATTCGCGCGCAGCACGTCCAGGGCGATATTGCCCCAAATTTCGGGCATGAATCCCGATGCTCTTGCAATCGTATTGTTAATGGCCATCTGAAACTATCCTTTGACGATCTTGCCTTCGCGGACGGCTTTCAAAATCGCTTCTCGGTTCTTGTTGAAAAATTCCCGATCCCGGATTTGGGATTGGGTAAAAACGCCCGCCTGCTCCGGCGAACGGCCAGCATTGACGCCGACCGTCACGCCGCTCTTCTGGGATTTCAATTGCGGGAATTTGTCGAGCAACGCTTTGATCGCCTCTTCCTCATCCCCGGCTTTCACGTTGGTCAGGTGAGGCGCGACCAAATCAGGTTCGACGCCGAACCGCAGCGCAACGGCCTGCACCCGCGCCACCCGCGCTTCGCGTTCGGCTTTTTCGACGCGCTCTTTAAGCTTGTCCGCCTCGGTGAGCTTTGCCTGCCGTTCCGCTTCGGCGGCCGTCTCGTATTCGCGGAGTTTCTTTTGCGCCGCTTCCAGTTCGGCTTTGATCGCCGCCGCCGGATCGGGCGTCGTGGCGGATTGCTCGGTTTGAGCGGTTTGAGTTTGCGTCCCCTGCGCGCCCGCCGTTTGCTCGGTCGTGGCGCCGGGAGTTTCGGTTTGCGACTGGGTGTTGGTTGCGTCAGGCATGGCCCGAAATTACCGAGCGCAGGCGCGCCAAACAACCCCGAATTGTCGGTTTTGTCGCTTTTGCCGTTTTTCCATAAGCGCGGGAAAAAAGAAAAAGCCGGTGTTTCCACACCGGCTTCAACGGAACAATTCAGCAGCGGGCAAGCTATCGTATTTGTTCACCGCCATCTTGCAACTTGTCGGCGCGCCGCGCAAGTTCAGCGTCGAGAGCGGCCAGCGACTCTTCAAAAGTCATGCCGTCCGGCTCAGTCTCAGGCTCACGATCATCAAGTATTTTCGGATGAAACTGCATTTCGGCTCTCCTTTACATATATGATGCGCGCCTCGCCGCGCGCTCGCAAGAGGGGGATCAGCGATTCCCATGCACGATCCGCCCACTCGCCGCCCATCGTCCGCGCGGCGGCGAACACATTCTGAATCAAACTCCACAGCCAATTTTCGCGCGGCGACGGCCAGGCGCGCCGACTGATTCCATCTCGCCCAATCACAGTTTCAGCCCGCATTGAAAAACGGAACTCAGGCGTGACGACAATTATTTGCGCGAGGTTATGCCATGCGGCGAATCGTAGATCGGCCGCAGAAAAGCTTTGCCCTGATGGATGATTGTGAATCAGCGTCGCCCCGCGCAAATTTTTCAAATCGTCATCCGACCAAAATATTGCGCGCGCCTCGCCGCGCTTGCGCAAAACGACCCGATTTTCAGAATCAACGATGAAACCCGCTTCATACGGTCGCCCGGCAATCGCGCGTTCGAGTCGTTCCGCAACCGAACCCAATTCGCGGCGATTCCCGCGATAGTAAAATTCGGCGAGATTGTCGCCCAACACTGATTTCAGGCTCGCCGTCGTCCACTGCCGCCCATAGGCGGTCTGACGCTGCACGCCCAAATCTCCGACCAGGGCCAGATCGCCCGCCTGATACGCCGCCAAGCCCGCGTTGCCCAAAATCTGCTTTTGCCGCGGTTCAGACAGCCGCGAAAAATCCGCCTCGCCGTCCTGCGGCAATCGCGTATCGGGAATCTGCGCGGCGGCGATGTCGGCGTCCGACACGCCCGCGTCGCGCAGAATGTCCTCCCAGGATTCGGAAACGGGCTTCATGACGCATCGGCAATTGGGATGCGAATTCATCGCCCCCGTGAATCGGCGCCCATGGTTGCCCCAGCACACCGGGCAGGTCGCCGCGCCGCGATTGCTGGACCATTCCCATTCACGAACGCCCGACGACTCCATCGCCGCCCATGACGCATTGCGCGCCGCGAACATCACCGCCGCATGCGCCGCCAAATCGGTGCGCCTCACAATTTCCGCATCCTGCGCCGGATCGCCCCCGTCGGCGCGCACCGCCTTCCGAATGTCGGCCGCGATTTGCTTTGGAGAGCGTTGCAACTGAATCCCGCGCTCGACGGCCATTTCCACCGCCGCCGCGCTGCGAGCGCCCATGTCATTCGCCAGTTTTTGAAAGGACGCAGTGAGCGGCGAACCGTCGCCGGTCACTCCGACGTACGCCTGCAACCGCTCTTTGAGGAATCTGTCCGGGTCCGCGCCAATGACGTATCGCCCCGCCGCCTGCGTCGCCTTCCCCTGCCGCGCTTCGGCGCGTTTCGCCGCAGCACCGGTGAACGCGCGAATTTCCTCGCCCAATTGAGATTTGAGAGATTCCAACCGTTGGCGTTCGCGCTCCCACGCCGCACGCGGAGATTCGCCCCGCGCCGCAGCGGCCGCGACTTGCCCGGCGATCTCAGTCAATCGCGCGTCGAGATTCTTTTCCATGCGCCCGTAGGCGGCCAGCAGGCGCGCTCGCTCGTCCTCCCGCCCCGATTGCAACTTTCGCCTAAAATCGCCTGCTGCGCGGTCAAAATCCATCGCTCGCGTCAATCTCCATTTCGCGCAAAAAATCGCGCCAGAAACGCGCTGGCACGCAAAATCAAACGCTCTCGCCGAAGTTCAACGCCTGCATCCGCCGATCTGTGTCGGCGGCGCGCTCCTCGTTCATGCGCGCGAGCTCAGTTTCCCAGTCATATCCCAATTTTTCGGCGAGTGTCCGGCGGCTCGCGACGCCCATCGCCTGGTGCGTTTGCAGGCGGTTCGTCTGCGCCTCATCATCTCCAGGCAGCGGGTCGGGCCAACTGAGCGTGACAGGCTGGCCGGCGAATCCGCCCATCTCCAGCAGCGCGCGGCACAGCCGCACGATCATATCTCCGTAGAGCAACCGCTTCGTCGCCGTCCGCTCCAAAAGCGGACCATACAAAATCTTCAAAGCCAGCGACGACAACTGGCCCACGTTCTCAACCTTGCCGGTCGCGATCTCAGGCACCTGCGTCACTTCGGACAGGGCTTCGCGCAAATTCTTCCGATCCTGAAACGCCGCCTGCAATTCGCGGCTCATCTCCAGCATCTCGATTTTCTGTCCCGGCTTGGGCAGGAAGAGCACTTTTCGAGATTCCAAATTCACGTCAGCCTTGTTGGCCCCTGTAATCACTGGCTTGGGGAATCCGTGAAGCCGAACTTGCCGGTTGATCTGGCTATCCACGCGCCACAGATTTTCTATCAAGTGCAGCACGTCCGGCGAGAGGTCCGCCCGCCCGTAAAATTCATTCGGGAGTGGCCAATTCTGGCAGTGAAATACGGGCGCGAACGGATAGTTCCAGGCAATTTCGCGGCGAACGGTCTCCGCGCCCCCGTCGGAGATTGATTCCCTGATGACCCAGCCGGCGCCGGCGCGATCAATCCGCTCGGTGAGCACTGCCGGCCGCCCGTTTTCCATAATGTTGTGGGTCAGCGTCCATCGCTGGACCAGGCTGTAATCCGTCCCGGACCATTCGGCGTCAACGGACAGCGGGTCGAGCAAGATCACGCGCGGCGTTCCGTTCTCCAGTCCGATGCGGAAATAGGCGTCGCCGAACACGCCGCCATTCACGGCGGCATTGAGCAAATCCAGGGCGCGCTGCGCCGGCGGCCAAATATTTTTCAGGAATTCGTCGCCGGGATCATCTTGCGCTCCACCGACCTGAATCCCGACCCCTTTTCCGAACAGGAACGCCGCGCCCTTGTCCACAATGTTACGCGCGTAATTGATTTGCCGATTGTCGTCGGGTTCGCCCGGCTCAACGACCAGCGGGCGTTGCCCGATTCCGAGTCGCCATTCGTAAAATTGCCAAGCGCGCACAATCTCAGTCCGCCGCGCGACTTCAGATTCCGTCTGGTGCCGCTGAAAAAATCCCGACAAAAAACTCACCATATCCGCCCGCCTTCCTCAATCTCGCCGCCATACTTCGCGTGCAGAGCGACGCCGCCCGAAAAAGAATCAATGAGATCGTCAAATGCGCCGTTGGGAAACTGCGCGGTCTCAGTGAGCAAATCCGTCCACTGCGGGCGCATGCCAATCAAAATCACCTTCCGGTCGCGCTGCCGCGCCGCCCATCCGAGCGCGCGGAGGTACTTGTCGCCGTCCACCTGGCACTCTTCAATCGGGACGTGCGAGAGTTCGCGATCCTCGCGAAATTCCTGCACGGCGGCGATGCCATGCAGTTTCGCCTCGACGCCCTGCACGATGGGATCGCGCAGCATGACTTCTTTGATGATCCTCCGCGCCTCGGGCCACTCTTTCTTGAATCGGATTGGCTCGCGCGCCCAAATCGTCCCGTGGTCGTCAATGGCCACGGCGACCGACGCCGTCGCCGAAGAGCGGTCATGCGTTTTGAGCGCCAAATCCCAATACCGCACCCAAAACAGTCCCTCCGGCGGCGCGTCCGCGAATTCAAAACAGTCGTTGTTAAAAACGCCCCCTTTGCGCGGCGTCGGACGCTGTTGATACAGCGATTCCCAATCCTGTTCAGGCAGCGTGGCTTTTGTTTGGAGCAGGTTTTCGAGCGGAAATCGTTGGGTGCAGAGCGGCTCCCCCGGCTGCCGCCCCAGCGGGTCGTCCTCTTCGGCGAGCGCCATGAGATTCAACAATTCCCACTGGTCAGCTTTGGCATTCGCAGACGCCTCATACAAGAGTTTGCCAGCCAGATCGCGGTGATGCCAGCGCGTCATGATCAGAATCACCCAGGCGGTTTTTTGCAGTCGAGTGCGAAGCGCGCTCACCCACCAATTCCAAACCCGTTGGCGATACGTTTCCGATTCCGCCTCAATGCGATCCTTGATTGGATCATCAATGATCAATCCATCCAGCGGCGTTCCAGTGATTCCCGCTCCAACGCCGACGGACTTCATTCCGCCGTGCGCCAGCGTTTCCCACTCCCGCACCGATTTGATGAACGGCGACAGCGGAATGCGTTCGGCGGCGATTTGCAGATTCCGCCGCCCGAATTTGTTGGCGAATGACTGATTATAGCTCCCGACCCCGACGCGAAATTTCGGATCGCGCTCCACAAGATAGGCCGGGAATCGCTCGGTGAGGAGGCTGCTTTTCCCGTGCTGGGGGGGGACCGTGACGATCAGGCGGCGAATATCGCCGCGCAGGATCGCGTCCAGCTTCTTTTGAATCAGCAGCAGGTGGGGCCAATCCCAATCAAAATCCGGCGAGACCTCTTTCAGCCACTGGTTGTAGGTGGGAAAAACGGCGGACGCGCGTTGACGCTCGCGGGCATTGGCGCACGCCGCGCGAAATCTTTCCTCCGCCGATGGACGTTTACCCGCCAAACTTGAGCCTCACCTTCTCAAAAATGTCGTCTGCGAGTTTGAGCAATTCGCCGACCAATTCCGGCTTCAATTCGCCTAAGACTTCCAACAGCGTTTCCCAAGACACAACGAAGGCTTCCAGCGTGTTCGTTCCGGCTCTCAGCTTGGACATCATTTCCGTGATCTGCGAGCACGTCCCGCGAAAGGTGTCCAAAGCCTTCGCCTCAAAATTGCCGCTCTCTATTTCCGCGTACAGCAGATCCCGCACGCTCGACAATTGGCGCAATTGCTTTTCGCCCTGCGTCTCGGCCCGAAGGAGCGACGCATTTCGGATGTGGATTTCGAGGGAGCGATCAAACCCGTAGCGGCGCACCCAATTCTTTTCATCGGAACGAGACAGGTTTTGGCGCGACCAGTTGTGGTATCCGGCGCGCCTCATGTCGGCTTCAATAGCCTCGAAATTGCGCCCGCCGTATTTCAGGTACAGCGAGCGCGCCAACTCTACCGCCTCATTCGGATAGGAACTCGCCATGTCATTTCACCGCCGACTGCGTTTGCGTTTGCAGCACCTCAACTCTGACGAGCCGCGCTTCCTGCTTGGCGATGGCGTCCGATTGGCCGTCAATCTTTCGCTCAATGGCGTCAAGCCTCGCGCTGACGTGCTCCAACCTGAGCAGGATTTCTTTGTTTCCACCGCCGGAAACCAACTCGAAGGCTTTTTGCCCTAGAGCGAAGCACCCAAGCAGGCAAACCAAAACCAAACCCAAGAGCGTCGCTTTTGGAAGTTCAACCGTATGTCCGTTGTTCATGGTTATCGCCTCGCACCGCCGAGTTTCAAAGTCCTGCGGGCGGCGCATAGTTCCTTAGCTCCCTTGTCGAATTGCGGCGCGAACAATCACGAGCCAGCGATGCCGGTGCGCCAGTCCGATCAACCCGCCGTTGATTTTGCGCGTCACGCCGCGCAGGTCGTCCGCGTCGGCCGGGGCGTTGCAATTGCGTTCGCGCCAGTAGGCGCCCGCCACCCGGGCCGCCGCCTCCGGCGAAGCCGCCGCCTCCGGCTCATTCTCCAGCGGCGCGTCCAGCAGCCGCCCGAACCGCCGATAGTTGTCGCGTCCGGTCAGCTGAAAGATGCCCCGGCCGCGATAGCGAAATCCGTCGCCGCGCTCGGTGTTGCCGAGCCGTCGGGCCAGGCTCGTCGGCGGCTCATATCGCCGCTGTTGGGGCGTGGGGCCCCAGAGTTCGCGCATCCACCGGAACGCCCCGCTTTCATGCAGGGATTGCGCGGCGAAATGTTCCGCCCGGCGCAGCGTATCAATGCCGTATTCCGTCGCCGCCCGTTCAATCTCGCGCAGCAATTCCGGATTGGCCCGTGGCGCCAGCCGCCGGAGGATGTCCGCCGTCAGAGGCGGTTTCGCGCGCTCAACTTGCGCCGGCGGACACTCGCACGGGCATGGTCCGCTCGCCTCAGCGCGTAATCCCGCCGATGGCCAAAGCCAGCACGACCAGCCCGCCAAACAGCACAACAGAAGCAAAAACCAGCGCATAGGCCGTGTTGCCTTTCTTCAATTCCTCGACGAGATTGACCGAACGTAGCCCGAAAGTGTCCGCCGCCCATACCAAGAGCATCATAAAAGAGAATGCGCACAACGCCTGCGCCGGGAAGAGCAGCCACAGCGCGCGCTCCAGCGCCAGCCAGAGCAAAATCGCGCCCATCGCCAATCCGCCCGCGAAAATCCATCCCAATCGCCGCACGTCAGCGGCATAGGGCGATTCCGCTCGCAGCGGCGCATCCACTGATTCCCGATCAACTTGCGCTTCCAGTTCGGCGATCCGCTGGCGTTGTTGGCGAATCACTTTTGCCAAATTATCCGAGTTGGATTCATTCATGCGCTTCAATCACCAATTTCGGCTTGCCTTTGGAAACATTTTTGACAATCGCGGCGAACACATCCGCGCTGAGATATTTTTCAGCTTTCGCGATCAAAACGCTCAGGCATTCCGTCCCGCCCGGCGCAACCCGCAGGAAGTCGGCCGGCTCAATCTGGCGCACAACATCCTGCGCCAGACGCGCCCTGCCCTGCGCACAGGAGATCAAATCCCGCTTTTCTTCCATGAGAATCTGTTGAACGACCGCCGACGACGAGGAGATTTTTTCCTCGCACTCGCGCAAATCATCCGCAAATTCCTGTTCCGCGTTCCGGCGCGCCTCTTCGTAGATCGCGCGAATCGGCGACAATTTCGCCTCCAACGCGGCCTGCAAATTCTTTCGCTGCGCGGCAAAATGCAGGTTCGTGGCAATGGCGTTTTCAATTTGTTGGCGATTGGATTTTTTCATGCCGCCAGTTTCGCCCGGCGCCCGCTATATTCAACCCCGAAATGTCGGCTTTGCCGCTTTTGCTGAAATTCCGCCTGAATTTTTCGCTGCGCTGATGGTATATTTTTTTCCCCGCGCCACTCCCTTTGAGAGAACCTTATGCACCAGCAACCGAGAACTTTCCTTCGCATTTCGGAGATTCGCAATCGGCTGCTCAACCGGCGCGTTGTCGTGCCGGTGCCGGACGCCCGGACGATCCGCTCGCTCATCGAGTCCGGCGTCCTCCAGGGGCACCACAGCGATCTCGGCTGGGGCGCCTACGAGGACTCGTTTGACGAGTTCGTCCGCCGGATGCAGTCCGGCCAGCGCCACAACGCCTAAACGCCTAAAAGAAAAAAGCCCGCCATCACTGGCGGGCTTCATCATAGGTTTCCTTGCTTTTGGCTTTATGCTGCGGCGAGCAACCCAAGCGGGTCCTCGATCCGAAGAGAAATCTCTGGCGAGAGATCGGCCCACTCCTCGTACGTGGCGTTGTGGTTGATCCAATCTCGACATAAGGATAGGACGGGCGCCTCATCAAGGACCTCGCCGTCAAGCCGAATCACCGAAAATTTCGACGATCCCGCTTCAGTCGCCAGCCGATCTGGATTGGCCATCATTCCAAATCGTAGGAAATTCGCATGCAGTCCCGCAACTTCCGGGAATCCTCTGTGGATGATCTTCACTGGCACTCCGGCCCACGACAGCCGGTCTCCGTCCCAAAATGATACGCGTTGCGACAGGCGGTGCGCGACCTGCGCGGCGAGCACTTGGAGCGCATGCAGGTCGGAATCCTGCACGTCCTCCGCCTGTAGGCGGTATTTAATCCCTCGGTCCAAAATGGTTCTGTTTGTCTCTTTGATAAGTTTTATATTCATAGGTTCTCCTGTGGGTGTTGGGGTTGCGCCGTGACAACCCCTATTTTGCACATATTCAAACTGTCGTTAAGGTTTTTTTTCAAACCGGATAACGCCCGCCATCACTGGCGGGCTTTTTTGTTGACGCGCAAGCGTCGGCGCGGCACGAAATGTATTTTCCCCTGCGCGTCCACGACGGCGGCGGTCGCGAATCGGACGCTGACGACACATTTCCCGCGCGCGTCGCGGACCGGGTCGCACTGCATCCCAACCAATTCCGGCCGCGTGCCGCGTGCGCCCAAAAACGTATACCGCACTACGCCGCGCCTCCCGTCACGCAATCATCGTCATCGTCATCGTCATCCTCATACTCTTCAAACACCAAAACATTGACTTTCAAAGCCCCAATTTGGTCACGATTCAATTTATTCTTCGATTGAACCGCGTGCCAGAGTTCGATTCGTTTTCCGAATGACATCTCGACCCGAATGTCATCAGGAACTCTTTTCAATGCCGCTTTGAGTTCGCCGACGTTTCGACAGACAAACTGTTTTTTCGGATACGTCGTCATGCTGATACTCCCTTCTGCAAAATCTGCGGGCCTGTCGCGGCGCGCATCACCGCCGCCGTCGCCTTTTTCTCGCCGACCGCCCACGCTTCCGTCAGGGCGCGGTTGCAGGCGTTGCCGAGCGCGAGCGGCGTGCGGTGCGTTTGCGCCAGGCCGGTGACGAGGCTTTTGTCAATGATTGCCTCGGCTGATACGCCCGCCGTGGTCATGCGGCGCTGGACGTAACTCCACGCCGTCGCCGCCGTCAGCGCCGGGACAGACGCAATTTCAATCCGCTGCGCAACCTCAGAGAAGCGAAAATCCTCCAGCCGCGCGGCCAATCGCTCTTGCCCGAACAGGAGCACCCCAAGCCACCGTTCATAGCCGCCGTCACCGAGCTCATGAAAACGCTTTTGCACCCGCAGCACGCGGTCGTCGAGCTCGTGCGCCTCTTCGTAGCACAGCGCAATCGAAACCCCCTCGGACGCTCTCGCTTCCAGCAGCGCGCAGAGTCGGCGTTCGCGCAAATCCAAATCCTGCGGGACCGGCTGACTGAATTGGCGAAGAATCGCCGCGTAAATCATCCCGACCGTCACGCTGCGCATATCGCGATATTCCGGCCACACCAGCACGAGCGCGCCTGCGCTCTTCTTGGCATCCGAGACGAGCCGCTTGCGGAGCTCGCTCTTGCCCGCGCCCGGCGCGCCGCACACGGCCAAGAATCCCTGTCCCGTCGCGGCGGATTTGATGCGGGCGTAGAGAGCCTCCAAATCGGGCGAAAACCACGCCTCTTCGCGGCTCTGCGGCGGGTCGGAAAAGGGGTCGCGGGTCAGTCCGAAATGCTGCTGTTGTTGGCGGGTCAAAATCGTTCGTCGTTCCATTACGTCCTCCTGTGGTAAAAATGGCGTCATCTGCGGAGTCGGGTCGCTTCCGATCTCCGCCAGTCTGCGGCGAATGGCGTTGCCTACCATCGGCAACGTCCGCCGCCGCACATGTTCGGAAGCCTCTCCCATTAGGACTCGCCGGACAGTGGAAGGGGCGGCCCCATTCGCCGCCCCTCCACACATTCCCGCAAAGTCCCGTAAGCTCAGGTTCAGTTGTTCCAAAATTTGCATTTGGTTTCCTTTCAGCCTGCGCTGCGCAGGCGTGGCTCCGCCGCCCCGGCTTTCCAGGCGAGGCGGATTTCATCGGTTGTGACCTCGTCGCGCCCGGCGAAAATCGCATCCAGGCGCGCGATTATTTCGGGCGAAAGCGGCGGCTCGGCAAAGCCTTCGGCCAGCAGCCAGCGCCGCGCCGCCATCGGTTCGAGCAGTTCGCCCGCGTCGGCGAAAATTTCGGGCGTCGGCTCTTCCGCCGGGGCCGGAAATTCCAGAATCGTGGCCGGCGTTTCGCCCGCCGGATTCAGCCCCAAAACACCGAGCAACGCCGGGTCAATGTCCTCCCGTCGGATCGGAAGCGGCGTCGCCGCCGGTTCGGGAATCAACCCCCGCTCCGCGTCCGAAGCGTGGTAGAGCGGCACGACCAGCGAACCCGGCTTCAATTCTTCTTTGGCGTGCCGTTTCAATTCCTTCGCGAGGCGGCGCGCATCCGAATCAGGGATGGCGCGATACTCGCCGAAGGCGTGCGGTGAGAACTTGACGCGCGAGACCTTGACCTCTTCGCGGTTTGCGAGGCGCACCACGAACCACCCGACGGCATCCGAGCCGTCCGCTTCGAGCGTTGGCCAGATGATTCTGACCTTCCGATTCTTGGCTTGCACCAGCGACAGGAACGGCTCTTCGTGCGGCAACGCCCACGATTCGCCGTCCACCCGCACGGTGAGGTCGTTGCGCACCGTCACGTCGTCGAACAATCGGCAGCGGAACAGATGATCAATCCCCGGCGGAATGGAGCGGACATGCGTCAATCCCGCACGGAACTGCGTGAGCGGCGCCGTCCCCGTCGCCCGATTCGGGTGCCGGTTGTAGCGCGCCGTGTAGCCGTCGAGAAATCGGTTGATATCCGCCAGCGTCGGATGCTTCACCAGCCCCAAGAGGCGGTTGTATTTGTCCGTCACGCGAAAGGAATTCTCGACCGCGCCCGACGCCCGTGAGTTGCGCGGGGCGTGCTGCACCAGGCGATAGCCCCCGTCGTCGGCGAGCGCCCGGTTGAGCAGTTCCGCCGCGTGCCGAATCATGTCGCCGGTCAATTCGCCGCCGTTGTCGGTGTATTCGGCGTAGGGAATCCCCCACAGCCGAAACAATTCCAATCGGCAGTTGAGAGTGTCCTGCTGCGTGGGCACGCGCCCCGAAATGGCGCGCAGAAACCATCGGCGCGAGTATTTGTCCCGCGCCGAGTAAATCCAAACCCGTTCGTAGCCCGCTTGCATCGGGTGATTGCGCTCCTCCGATCCCGGCACGGTCAGGACCCGCCGGGTCGTCGGATCGAGCCACCTTTCTTTGCACGCCGACCAGTCGGAGACGACCGCCTCCAACGGCCGCCGCGCTTCAAACCGGACGTGCGCGGTCGGGCGCGCCCGTGTCGCTGCGTCCAGGCCGCTTTCCCGCAGGTAGCGCCGGAAAGTGCTCTGCGCGACCGGCGTCTCTCCGTCGTGATTGAGTTGCGCCGTCTCCCATGCGAGAGCCGGGTCGAGGTTGTACCCCACGACCAACGCGGCGGCGGTTTTCAGCGCCGGGTGCTCAAAGTCCGCCGCCCTGGCGCCTGCGTCCGACCGCCGCTTGCGCCGTCCCCGGACCTCCGCCGTCAGGTCGTAGAGCCGCTGCACGCCGACCTCGTATTTCCGCGATAGCGCCAGTATTTGCCGCTTCGCCGCCGGGCCCGACAGCCCGGCGACAACCTGACGAATATCGGCAATCTCTTCAGGCGTCAGTTTGTGTTTTGGCATGTCACTCCTCTTCGGACAAATCGGGATCGTCATCGTCAAATCCGTCATCGTCGAACTCATCATCGTCTTCAACTGCCAATCCGAGCGCCTCATGGAGTCCGTGCATCTGGTCTGCAATTCGGTCAACGATGAGTTTGCGCTGTTCGGCCGTTACCGGCGATTGATCTATGGCCGTCCGCAGGGCGCCGAGCGCGATCAAAACCTCGGCGAGGCGCACGTCCCACGTCGGCGTGACCGTCACGGTGCGCTCGCCCGCGGCCCGCGCCGACCGCACTTCATCTTTCAACCGCTTGACCGTCGCCTCGCCCGTGACGATTTTGTCTTCCTGCTGGGAGATTTTCTCCGTCAGCGTCGCCAGAATGATTTTGATCCTTCTCGCGTTTGTTATGGGCACCCGCTCGTTGTCAATCACGACCTCATCGCCGTCAACGCCAATCGTTCCGCGCTGCAACAGCTTCCGCCGTTCATAGGGGATGCCCAATGCCGTCAAGGTATCGAAAGCCTGACTGCCTTCTTTTTCCATCAATTCACGCATCTGGTAGTACTTGGTTTTCCCAAACGGACCATGAACGGATAGAAATTCATCAAAATTTATGCAGTTCCGTGTGTCGTCAAATGGGATTTGTCGCCACAACTCTTGCTCTTGAAAAGTTTTCAAGGCCTCAAGAGCCTGAGAGTTTAATGCGTTTGCGGCATGCGATATAGCTTTAATGCCTCCGAGAGCTTCAAAGACCCGCAGGGATTCAAATTTAACGATACCGCCGCCCGACTCGCCCAAAGGATGGAGCGAAATCTTATTTTCAACTTGCTCAACTTTACCTTTCGCCATGTAGACCTCGACAATCCGTCTCCGCAAAACGGAGACAAAAGCCGCAAAAAAAACCGTAAGTTATTGATTCTACTTGAAAGCTGTCTCCGCACTTACGGAGACAGCTAAAACACCATCTCGCCGAGCACGAATTGCTCAAACGGGCAGCGCTCTTCGGCGTAGGTGCGTTGCGCGCCCTCCAGTGCGGCGGCTTCCAGCGCGCGCGGGTTGCGCGCCCAAAAATCCCGGCCGTCCCCGACCGACAGTTCATCTCGCTTCCGCCGCAGCCGCGCCTGCCGCTGGGTTTCGGTGAGCTCGCCCCACCAAATTTCCCGAAGTTGGTCAATGTGTTGGCTGTATGCCCACTGCTGCAATTCCGGGCTCATCGGCGCCGGGGCGTCCGCCACAGTCGGATCTGCGGGCGTCGGCGCAACCCGATGCTCTTGCAGCCCTTGCCCGCGCTTCCACTCCTCAAATTGCGCCCAGCATTCGCGCATCACGGCGGGCGTGGGCAGCTCACCCTTTTGTCCGCGCCAATCACACCGCTTGAACCAATTGCCGAATTGCACAAAAATTTCGGGTGTGACGCCGCCGTCGCGAAACGTTTTGAGTTCGCGATTCAAGCGCGGCCGGCCGTAGATGGCTGGGTTTATGCCGCAGACCGCGACCAGCGACTCGAAAAGTTCATCGCGCGTTTTCGTTTGCTCTTGCATGTTCCCTCCAAAAAGAAACGGGCCGCCGACTCGCGTCGCGCGCCCGTTCAGGTGGTTAATTGTTAAATGTTACGCGCGCGGCGTGCGCGCATTCATTGATTTCAGCGCCTCAATCAGGGCGTTCGCCTCGCGACTGGTCGTCGGACGCTCTTTGCCCTTCAGTTGGCGCTGGCAGAGCCGACGCAGTCCGTCAGGGGTGATGCCCCGCCGCTGGGCAAGGCTTGCAATCAGCGTCAGTTGCGCGGCTGAAGCGAGCGCCGGGACGCCCGTTTTTTGGCGGCGGCGTTGCTCCGTCCGCCGTGAGATTTCCTGGCGGGCGTGCGGCGTGCCTCCCAACCGCACGATGCATTCGTTCGCCTGTCGCCAGTTGAGCTTTGAGACGCCGGTGCGCCCGTCGTCCACGCCCAGGCCCGTGATGCTGCGCGTCAACGCCGCCACTGCGTCGGATTTCATCCCCAACGCGCGCGCCAGCCCGAAGATGCGCTTTCTTTGCTCAGCAGTGATCGGTTCTTCCTCCATGCTCGCTCCTTTCTTACGCCGCGCGGTTGTCGTCCCACCGCCGGCGCGTCTCCCGAATTTCAGCCAGCCTCCCCAACGCCGCCTGCGTGCGGGCCGCTTCGGCGTGCAGCGTCGCGGCCGGCGCCCGCGTGCCAACCGCCGTCATCAGTTCGGACGCCGTCTCGTGGAATTCCGCGATGGCGGCGCGCTCCTCGCTCTCTGTCGGCGGCGTCTCCGCGTAGTCCGCAGCCGCCCGCCGCTCGCGTCGGCGCTCCCACGCCCGATCCAGCGTCGCGAGCCGTTCGCGGATGAGCCTGACCGCCGCCGGACAGCGTTCCAGGGCGAACCAGTAGAGCCGATCAACGAGGGTGATCGGGTCCACGACCGACTCGCTCTCACCGCCAATCCATTTTTCCAAGCTGGAAATGGAGCGTCCGAGCGCGACAGCCAAATCTCTGTAGTTCGTCTCATGCGCCAGCATGCGAATCAGTTTCGGGCCGTCGGGTTGGCCGCCAAGCGGCGGCGTGATGGGTGTGCGGGCTGCTGATTTCATCGAAATGCCTTTCTTGAGTTGAATTGAATTTGATGCGGAATGCGGCTCTCAGCCGCATCGCGTGTTCCGCCTCTCCGGCGGTCGGCGCATCATCGCCCGACCCATTGTCGGGCCAGGGACGACGTGCGAATGTCATGCCGCCGGGGGAAGCCAGGGCGGGCGGGTGGTGAGCCGCAGCGGCGGAATTTCCTCCGGCGGCGGCAGGGTCGGTTCAACCAGTTTCAATGTTTTTAGCTTCCGCTCCATTTCGCCGGAGCGGCATTGCGGACACGAATCCTCTTCGGCGGCGACCGCGTAGTTGCAGTCGCACGCCCCGCAGATTTTGAAATGCATGGGATTGCTCCTAGTTTTGAGACGGGGTCAGCGGATGGGTTTGGATTGCGCCGCGCACGGCGTGCGCGCGGATGTTGAAATCCTGCGGGTCCAACCATTTGAGTGTCGAGCCGTCCATTTTCATCAGTGCGTTGCACATCTGCATTGCGGCATTCAGGAAAATGTCACGGTCTCGCTTTGTGGGAGGGGCGGCGTTCACCGTGGCCATGGCCGTGAAGGCGCGCTCGAACGCCTCCCAGTTCTCGGCGCTCATCTGCACCATGACGACTATGTCAGGAAGGCGACGCATTTGCTCTTTTTCTGGATTCATCTTTCACTCCTGCGCGGGCATCGCCTCGGTTTCAGCCGCCAGCGCCGCGTCGTCAATCGGGTCAATTTCATCGCGCCGGAAGCGCACCGTGATGATGGCATTCGTGGCCGGCCACCGCGCGGGTTGAAACTCGGCAGGGCCGGGCGGCTGCGTGGCGTCTGTCCCCGGCGAGGGCCGGTGCAGTTCCACCACGTAATAGGGCGCCGCGCCGCTCAACGGAGGGCGTACCACGCGCCCGAAGTGGTGCACGCCGCCCACCATAGACATATAGGCGTTTTTGATTTTGATCATTCGCCCGACGTTGATTGTTTGATTGCTCATTCAGACCTCCTGCGATTCAGCCGGGGCAAGTTGGCTGATGAAAAATTTCTGTTCCAACGCAATTGCGCTTCCGTGCAGGCACAGCGGACGGAAAGCGTCCGCCGTCGGCGGCGCGTCTTGCTCGTCGCCCCACGGACGCTGGTGCACATTCGCGATGACGCAGCCGTAGTGCGACACAATCCGCTGCACGCGCGCCCAAACGCACCGTACGCCGTGATAGGAAAATCCGCCCGAAATCCGCACAATTTGTCCGATTTTAGGCTGCATGGCTCGCCTCCCGTTCGGCGCGCGCGCGTTTCGCGCGGACAAGTTCAAGCGCGGCCCGCGCCTCTTCGCGCGTCCAGCCGGGGCGGAAGATGTCGTCGAGCAGCAGTTGCATTTCGCGCTCTTTGTCGGCGAGCCGTTTTTCAAACTCGTCGTGCAGCCGCTCGTTTTCAGCGTTCGCCGCCTCTTTCTGCGATTTCAGCGAGCGAACTTCGTATTCCAGCAGGCGAACTTTGCCTTCGAGCTCCTGAATTTCCGAATCTCGATGTCTCATGGTGTGTCTCCTCTTCAGTTGGTTTGGGTTTAGTAGGTCTCGCCCTTCGCGCAGTCGCACAGGCGCCCTTCGGCGAGCGTCGCCCGTACGCGCCACAATTGGGCGTCCGGCGATTCAACCGGCTTTTCAGGGCGGATGGCGCGGGCGATGGCCGCGAGCGTGGCGTTGAGCGCCCCCGCTTCCAACAGGTAGGTTGCGGGCGTGGTTTCGGGGTGCAGGTGCGCGGCGATGGCCATCCACAGCGCCTGCACCGCGTCGCGCTGCATCTCGATGACGAGGAGGTTGGTTTGGTCTTCGTCGCCGAACATCGTTTCGGCGACCCCGTTGAGCCGCCGCGCGGGCTCGATCTCGCATTCGGCGGGCGGCGTGTCGGCATGGGCGTCAAGCGCCTCACTGATCCAGTCAGGGTAATTTTGCATGGGAAACTCCTTTCATCTATTTGTCCTCTTCCAGCGTGTGCTCCGTCAGGTATCCACTTGGGTAAAGTTTCAACTGTCGGGATTGAATGCGCTTGGCGACGGCTCTCAAAATGGCGACAATTTCCTCCATCCAGAGCGCCATGTCGTGCGCAGTGTCCTCAAGGGGTTGGCCGCCTATGTGCCCGCTCACGAAAGTGACCCCGTCATCCCGACGGACGGAGGTTTTGGTCGGGGCGTATCGTGAGATGCGGTAGGCATGCACCCCGCACATCAGGATGAGAGGTTCTTTCAATAGTTTTTGATTCGGCGGAAACTTGAAGAAGGCCATGTGCCAAATTTCGGCAAAATCAGCATACGTTTCGGCGGCCGCCAGCAACGCGGCGACAACGCCGTCGGCGTGATCGTCGAACGCAACCCGGTCGCCATTGCTGCATTCAATGGCGTAGCCGTCGGCAACCTTGACCAGGCAGTATTTCACGCCGCCGCGTTTGAAATTCAGTTCGGCGAATACTTTAGGCATGTGCACTCCTTTCATCTATTCGCTCTTTTCCGATGTGCGATTTGCGAGCATCGCCAGGATTTCGCCAGCAAG